CGACCGTCAGGAGAACCGCATGAACACCGTCATCACCCGCCGCTACACCCCGGCAGGCCTCTCAGCCGTCCGCGGCAAGGTCAACGCCCTGCTCCGCAAGGCGCAGAAGAAAGGCTGGAACGCAGACATCACGATCGAGGCCGGAGAGCCGTTCCTCTACACCATCGACGACGAGGTCCGCGGCAAGGTCACCGTCTACTACGTCGACGCGACGATCACCTTCAGCGGACACTTCGCGATCGAGGGTGACTGGGCGCTCGTCGCAGTCGCCGACGCCCGCGCCACCGACGAGCCGCTCATCTTCCTCCTCGACGAGGACTTCCAGACCGGCGACCTCGACCTCAAGCGTTGCGATCATTGCGGACGCCGCGCCGCCCGGAAGCGTGCCTACTTCATCCGGTCCGCCACAGGCGAGGTCAAGCAGGTCGGCGGCTCATGCGCCCGCGACTTCCTCGGCGTCAACCTGTTCTCCGCTGTCAACCTCCACGAGGCGGTCGCCTACGACGAGGAGGAGGAGTTCTCGACCGGCGGGCTTTACCTGAACGAGTTCGACACGGGCATCGTTCTCGACGCCGCGATCCACGCCTACACCGCGTTCGGTTACGCGAAGCGTGACGCCGAGCACGCGATCCCCACGAAGCAGATCGTGACCGCGATGCTGGAGGGCTGGTTCTGGCGCGACGAGAAGTTCGCCGAGTACCGCACCGCGCTCGCGAACTCCCCCGCGCCGCGCATCACCCGCGAGGAACTCCGCGAGTGGATGCTCGAACAGACCGGGTCGTTTGGAAGCAACCTCGCGATCATCGCCCGCTCCGAGAACATCAAGGACGGCGCGCTCGGCATCGCCGCTTACGCGCCTGCCGGGTTCGACGACTGGCGCGGCAAGATGGCCGAGGCCGCGAAGCGTCGCGAGGAGGAGGAGGCGCGCCGCGCTAACGCCGAGTCGGTGCCGGTCGGCAGGGTCACGGTCGAGGGAACGGTCAAGACGGTCCGGTTCGTCGAGAGCGAGTACTGGTGCGGGCTGAAGATGCGGGTCGTGACCGACGCTGGTTGGGCGGTTTGGGGAACGGTCCCCCGCGGCCTGAGCGGTGTGGAGGTCGGCGACCGGGTCCGGTTCGACGCCGAGATCACTCCCTCCGAGGACGACCGCTCGTTCGGGTTCTACAAGCGCCCGACGAAGGTTGACTTCGTCGAGCACGCTGTCGCCTGATAGCCTGAGCCTCCGACACACAGCAGGCCCGTCCCGGCAGGAGAGTCATGGCTCCCCGGGACGGGCCGTGTGGCATCCTGAGAAGGTGAACGCAACACCGCCGCCGACCTGTGACCTGTCCACCGTCTGCGGCTGGTGCGGCGGACCGATGCGCCCCGAACACGCCCACTACCGCTGTACCCGGTGCGGGGCGCGCGACTCGTGTTGCGACGGTCCGTACTGACCGCCGTTCAACCGCGCCGCGGATGCGCTACTCTGTCCGCTCGTGGACACCGTGCCGACTGACCCGCTGATCAAGGCTCGCCCTACATCCACGGACTTCATGGAGATCGGCTCGTCCGGCCTTCACCAGTTCGGCGGCGAGATTCAGCAGGACTTCCTCCGGCAACTCCGAGGTAAGCAGGCTTACGCCAACTACCGGGAGATGGCTGACAACGATCCCGTAGTCGGGGCGATGCTCCACGCTATCGAGATGCTCATTCGGGCGGTTGACTGGTCGGTGGAACCCTCCGACGACGCCGACGAACGCGCTGTCGCAGAAGCCGAGTTCGTGTCCTCGTGCCTGACGGACATGAGTACGTCGTGGGCGGACACGCTCGCCGCGATCCTCGGCTTCCTCGTGTACGGCTACTCGTATCACGAGATCGTTTACAAGCGGCGACAGGGTTACACGAAGGATGCCCGCACCCGCTCGAAGTATTCCGACGGGCGCGTCGGCTGGCGGAAACTCCCGACCCGCTCACAAGAGACCATCGACCGGTGGGACCTCGATACGAACGGCGGCATCCGTGGCGCATACCAGATGGACCCGAACTCCCCGAAGAAGGGCGTGACGTTCCTCCCGATCGAGAAGTGCCTCCTGTTCCGCACCACCTCGAAACTGAACAACCCGCAAGGCCGCTCCATCCTCCGTAACGCCTTCATTCCGTGGTATTACAAGCGCCGCATCCAAGAGATCGAAGCGATCGGTATTGAGCGTGACCTCGCCGGTCTCCCCGTCGCCCTCGTCCCGCCGCAACTCCTTTCCAACGCCGCGACCGCGGAGGAGCGTGCCGCGCTCGACGCGATCAAGCAGATCGTCCGGAACGTCAAGCGGGATGAGCAGGAAGGCATCGTGTTCCCGCTCGCCTATGACCCGGAAACCGGGAACCCGGCGTACGACCTGAAACTCCTGTCAACCGGCGGACGTCGCCAGTTCGACACGGACGCGATCATCGGACGGTACGACCAGCGGATCGCGATGACCGTCCTCGCGGACTTCCTCCTCCTCGGACATGAGGCCGTCGGCACGCAGGCGCTCTCAGTCTCGAAGGTTGATTTGTTCGTCCGGTCGTTGGATGCGTTCCTGTCGGAGATCGCTGAGGTGTTCAACAACCATGCGATCCCGCGCCTGATGCGCCTGAACGGTGTCGATGAGGCGCTGTCACCGACGTTGACATGGTCGACACCGAAGTCCGTTGACCTCGGCTCGATCGGTTCGTTCATCACCTCGCTCGCTCAGGCCGGTGCGCCGCTGTTCCCGGATGAGAACCTCGAAGGCTACCTGCGCGGCATCGCCGGTCTCCCTGTCGGCGAGGCTGAGGCGGTCTAACCCATGCCCGGCTCGATCCGGGCGCTCCGCCGTCGAGCGGACCCGGTGCGCGGCGGCGGGCGGATACCGCTGGTCAAGAAGCGCACCGCCGGGCGACCTCAGTTCCGTACGGCAGGCACGGACACCCTGTCAGCGCAGGAGGAACGCATCGCGGACACCGTTGAGGCCGCTTTCACCGCTGTCCCCCAGCAGAGCCTCCTAGATTCTCTTGAGCGGAGAGATGAGGCGGGTTACGCCCTTGCGGTGCTGAACGCCCTCAGCGACGCGCAGGGGAGACTTGAGGACGCTCTGCTGGCATCGTTCGTGTCATCAGGGGAAACGTCCGCGGTGGACCTCGGGCGTGAGTTGAGCCGCCAATACCGGCAGGTCGGCAAGGCGGAAACGCCGTCACCGTCGGAGGTGGCGCTCCGGTTCCGGTTCAACGCGACCGATCCGCGGGCGACCGCATGGGCGCAGAACGAAGCCGGTCGGCTCATCACGAACATGGCGGCAAGCGAACGGGAGATGTTCCGCGCCCTCGTCGAGCAGTCGTTCGTCGAGTCCCGGACGATGGGGACAACCGCGTCGTCGATCTTCCAACAACTCCAGACCGTCACCCCGACACCTAGCGCTCGTGACTTCGGTCAGTCGATCGGTGCGAACCTGAACGGGTTGACGACACGGTACGAACGCGCCGTAATGAACCGGGTCGCTTCCGTTGCGGATGACCTCGCGGCCCGCGGCATCACCGGTGAGAAAGCGCTCGAACGGATGCGGAAGGAGGGCGACAAGTACGCGACGAAACTCCGCCGGACACGCTCCCGCACTATCGCCCGCACCGAACGCATGATGGCGCACAATCAAGCACGCCTCCTCTCCTACCAGCAGGCGATCGACTCCGGCCTCATGTCCCGCGAATACTCCCGGAAGGTGTGGTCCACCGGACCGTTCGACGTCTGCCCGATCTGCGTCGCGATGTCCGGCGTCGAAGCGAAGGTCGCCGACCCGTTCACCCTGCCGAACGGCGCTCAGGTTCAGGCACCTCCCGGCCATCCGAACTGCCGCTGTACCCTCCAGACCCGCACCGACACCACGCTGTATGACCCGCCGCGTGCGCTCGGCACCGGCGAACCGGGCGACCCATTCCGCATTGGACGTCCCGGTCTTACAACCGAAGGTCAGATCTTCTCGACAGGACCGCTCCCGGGTGGAGTTGTCGCCCCTGTGGTATCCCCGACACCGCTCGAACAGACTAACAACGCTTCTCTTGATGAGGTGGTGAGAATCGGAGAGCGGCAACGTCGAGCCGGTGCCGCGAATGGGCTATCTGACGCGGCGGATGACGCTGTACGCCGTTATGAGAATGGCTCCGGCGATTACGGTCTCGTGAACTGGCGTCTCCGCGAACCTGAACGCTTCGAGGCGCTCGGCAGGAAGGCAGACAAGAAAGCCGCTCAAGAGGTGCTGGACGGTCTCGATGAAGCGATGGAACTCGCTCCCGACCTTGATCAACCCATCATGCTGTATCGAGGTGTCACCGACGAGGGTGTAGATGCGCTCGCTGGACTTCGTGTCGGCGACACCTTCGAGGACGCGGGATTCGTATCGACGTCGTTCAGACGGCAGACGGCGGAAGTGTTCGCTCGTCCGCGTCGCACCGGCGGCACAGGACGACTCGTTGAGATCGAAGCAGGGCCGGGTACACGAGGTTTGATGCCGCGCGCCTACCGGAACGAGAATGTTCGTGAGGCGCTCACCGGACGCTATGACGAGGCGGAGTTCCTGTTGAATCGCGGGACCCGCTTCGAGGTCGTGGAGGTGAGCGACGATGTCCTGCGCGTTCGCGTTGTCACAGAGCCACGGCCCACCGTCGCCCCGAAACCTCCTCCGCCCGCGCCTACGCCGCCCGCGTCGAGCGTGACGGCGAACCCGGCTGGGCCACGCGCTGATGATCTCGCATCCTTTGATTCGTATGGACTGAACGGTTCAGCGATCCGGCCGAGCGATGAAGTAGCAGAACTGTTCGAGGCTCAATACCGGCAATACGCCGACATTGATACTTCTGACCTTCAGTTCTTAGAGCAACGCGAGATCGAACAACTCGCCGACAAGTTCGAGGAAGAGGACGCAGTCACCCGATGGCTTGCCGAAGCGGACCGGCGAGCAGGGGAGGCAGGGTTCAGCCGCGTCGCGGATGACCTGCTCCGAGACTGGGAACGCCATCAGTACCTCGTATCAGAACAACGCTCACCTAGCGGCCTAGCGAAGTTCCTCAAGGACGCCCCTAAAGATGTACCCGAAGACGAAGTGAGAGCGGCGTGGTTACGACTCGAACAAGACTTCTTGACGAAGATGGAAGAAGCCAAAGTGTCCATTCAAGTGCGACCGACGGACCTCTTGAAGATTCTCGATGACGGCAGATTCAAGACTCAGTTTGAGACTGGAACTTCCGGTGGCGTCAAAGACATCGCACTTCGCCAGAAGGAAGAATACCGGCGGTTCGGTTTGAGGCGCGACGCTCCGGTGGAACAGCGCCCGATCTACGGCCACCTCGAACGCCCCGAGACGCCTAACTTCGCCGTCGATCAGTACGGCTCCGCCCGTGTCGTGTTGCGCGATGAAGTGAGGGAAAGAACTACCTACACAAACGGTGATTCGCTTGGCGGCGGTTACTTCGCGAACCCTGTCAACGCTCCCGCTACCGACTACATCCCGACTGCTATCCGCAGGTGGCCTCCAGACTTCGGTAAAGGCTTTCTGGAAGCACAAGTTCACGGTGGCGTCGGAGTCGATGACATAGCAGAAGTCATCTTCGACACCTCCGCTCTCACCTACACCGAACCGAGCAAGAAACTCCTGAAACAACTTGATGAGCGTGGAATCCCGTATCGCTTCGTCGAGAGGGAGGGCGCGTGGAAGCGCGACACTTACCGGACGATCGCTAACCCAGTAACCTGATGCCGATGGCGACCCACATCGCAACGCACGATTCAGGCGACCGGTTATTCTTCGACCGGCAGACCAGAGACGGTTATGCGCGTGGACATATCAAGACCGACGATGGCAGGCGGATCGATGTTGACAACATCGCTTCCGTCATCTACCGCGGATTTGGTTGGCGGCTCAACCGGGCAGGGCGTGAAGTCCAGTTGATGCCGTCCGAGAACAACGACTGAACGGCGAAGGATAACCTCGCGGCATGGCGATCAACGTGCCTGCCTACGTTCGCTCTAACGCCCGCCGCGGACTTGACCTCCTCGAATACGCCGGTGACGGCCTCCGTCCGCGCACGATCCGCGAAGCGCGAGCAATGGCCCGAGGCGAGATGACAGCCGACAAGGTGCGCCGCATGGCCGCATGGCTCGCCCGACACGAAGGCGACCTCCGCTCACCCCGCGCTAACGCCTACCTTGACGGAGACGCGGAACGTCCGACCGCCGGGCAGGTCGCATGGCTCCTGTGGGGCGGAGACCTCGGCAGAGCGAACCGCGGCAGAGCGAAAGACTGGGCTGACCGCACCCGCGACCGCCTCATCCGTGAAGGCGAACTCTCCAAAGAGGTGTCACCCGCTGTACGCGCCGGACTGGAACGGAAGGTCGAGGAGCACAACGAGAAGTACGGCGGGCAGAAAGGGAAGCGCGTCACGCTCCGGATGCTCGCGTCCGTGTTCGAGCGCGGCGTGGGCGCATACAACACGAACCCGGAATCAGTCCGCCCAAACGTCACCTCATCCGACCAATGGGCGTACGCCCGCGTCAACACCTTCCTTCAGGCGGTACGCACCGGCAGGTTCCCCGGCGGCGCGTTCGACACGGACCTCCTGCCCGAAGGCCACCCGCTGTCCACACGAGACTGAATACGGCGGAGCCGCCGACCCCGAGAGGAGGTGGAGTCGACGGCCCAGCCAGCCCCGACGCTCCGGGGGGAAGGAGCCTCGTCGGGGAGATCAGTATGTCAGCAGGAAGCCAACCCGCAGAACCCGTACACCTTCGTTCCGCGGACAACGGCATCGTAGCGGTCCAGCAGGTTCTTCGTTTCAGTCGGACCGAGTTTCACGGCGACCGCCGGTCCCCACTTGTCACGGTAGATCGTGACCAGCCGCTCCGCCTTCAGTTGGCCGAACCGCTCAACAAGAAGCCGACCCGCCGCATCCCTGCGCCGCGCCTGCGATGAGTTCTCCTCAAACCACATGGTCGACGCTTCGTTCACGGTGGCGACGAACTTCTCGAACGTCCAGCGCGGCGGCAGGGTGAACTCCACGAAACCGGGCTTCTCAGCGATCGTGCCGGTGTAGCCGCCGTGACCGCACACCCAGAACGCCTGATCCTTGAGCCGCGCGAAAGCGTCCTCGACGGTCTTTCCGGTGCCGATGTTAGTGAATGTTGTTGCGCCCATGCGGGCCTCCTTCGGTGATTGGTTCTGCCCGAGCGATCTGCCCGGGATGGATGTAGAGGTCAAGACCGGGATGCTCGTCCCGGTGGAAGATGAGGTGATGCTTCTGCCTGCCGACCATGAGCGCTTCGCACTCGATGCCGGAGAACAGGAACAGGAGCCGGTACCGCTCTCCTGCTTTCAGCCGTCCGATCATGCCGGGACCGCCTCAGCCTGACGCTCAGCGACGAGCGCCTCGACGTACTGGACCGCCTTAGAAGCGGCGGACGCGGCGTTCCACAGGAGCCGGTAATCGTCGCGCAGGCGACCGACCCAGAACTTGAGGTACTGGGCGTGATCGGGGCGCGGGTTCTCGCTGATGCCGAGCGTCGCGCAGAGCATCGCCGAACCGAGTTCCGCGACCAGTTCCTCACCGGCGTATGAGTCGTCGCCCCACTTGCCTTCCATGTCCCGGTTGAGCCGTGACTCAGCGCCGGTCCAATGGATCAGTTCGTGGGCGGCGGTCGCGTAGTACGCCTCCGCGTTGGTGAACGACTCGAACCGGGGGAGTGTGATGCTGTCGGTGGAAGGCCGGTAGTAGGCGCGTCCCTCGTCGGAATGCTCGATCGCGGCACCGGTCGCCTTGATGAAGTCCTCGGCGTCAGCGAGCCGCTCGTCCTCGTTGCGGATGTTCTCAGGGTTGCCGTCCCATCCGTCGACCTGCGCCGCGTTGAACACCGTGAAGACGTTCGGCACCATCTTCCCGCAGGACTGGCACCGCTCGTCCGGTCCGTGATCCTTACACGGGATCGGGGACCACTTGATGAGCCGGATGCCGGTCTCGCCCTTGCGGACCTGCGCCCCGATGGACTGCCATTGCCGGTAGGTCGCCCAGTAGCCGGACTTGAAGTCCTCGCCGAACACCCACAGCGCGATCAGGTTGCCGCCGCGGTACTGGTTGCCGGTGACCGCGTTCATCGCGATCGCGCCGCCAGCCCATGACTTCTGCCATGTGCCGGTGACGATGCCTGCCTCGATGGAGGCGATGATGCGGGAGGCGACGGCCTCCATGACCTCGTTGGACTTGGTGCTCATCACTTGACCTCCATCGCGTCGAGCGCCTTGAGCGCCTCGTCCCGATCCTCGAAGCAGTCGATGATACGGTGGGTCGCCGCGTCCTTGATCCACCAGACGATCGAAGCGGAGGGCGAACCGATGCGAACACCCTTCAGGTAGAAGGCGTAACCCTTGTCGGCGGCGAGCGCGGCGTGATACCGGTTGTAGTCCACGAGCCACTCGTTCTCCTGATCGATCGTCGCCATGCGCGGCAGGCGAGCGGGCGGGTTGAGGGTGATGTTGTTGTCCATGTGGGTCTCCTTCCGGTTGTTGTTGACGTATCCCACGAGAGTTACTTTAGCGCGGCCTGCGGCAGAAAGCAACTCTTACCGCCCGCGAATGTTGATAGCGCCCGCGTTTCCTGCGTTTAGTCGGGTTTCAGCGCCCCACATCGAGCGGCGGGGCAGGCGTGCTACCCTCCGAACGATGGACGAGCGGGAGAACAGCGCCGCACCGGTCGAGGCCGGTTACGGGTACGAGATGAAGGACGACGACGAGTACGGCGACGACGGCGCTATCGACCCGCTCGACGAGTTGCTCGACGCCTACCAGTCGTTCGTGCGGATGGGCATGGAGGAGATGGCGAACGAAGCGATGGCGCTCGTTCACGAACTCCAATCCATCATGCTCGGCAAGGCACGCGACGAGTACGCGAAGGGTCACGGCATGGGCCACTCGAACCCGGTCGCGTGTCTGTCGCAGGCGTACCTCGCGCTCGTGATGTTCCCCGACGCGCGCGAACTCGCCGGGAAGGTTCTCGCGCTGATGGATCGCGCCGCTACTGCGATGATGCCGCCGCAGGAGGGCGGTGGTGAGGAGGCCGACGATGGTGAGATGGCATCGAGTGACGGGATGGATCGCGCTGGCTATGGCGGAGGCGCTGGCGGTGACGGCGGTCGTCGTCGGGTTCGCCGCGAGATCCGTGCGGAGGACGGCCAGTTCTGCGTCTACTCCGAGACCGGCAGGTCGTTCGGGTGTTATGCCGAGCGTGATGCCGCTCAGGAGCGCCTCGCTCAGATCGAGTCGTTCTCAGAGTCGCTGATCTCGAAGGCGACGCTCCCTGAGTTGATCGACCAGCATGACCTCGCGCACCGCGTCCCGGTCGTGACCGCCGCGATCAAGGCGGTTCACGATCTGATCTCCGACGAGATCGAGGTCGTGTTCGAGGTTGCCGAACCGTACGCCCTGTCCAACGATGAGAAGTTGGCGATGCTGTCACGGCTCGAAGGCGGCATCGTGTCGAAGGCCGCGGAGTACCGATACACGCTCGGCCCTGCTTACGTCCCGCTCCGTGAGGACGCCCACGGCGAGTTCACCGACACCGAAACACTCCAGAAGGCGATGTGGGACTGGGTTCGCAAGGGCGACCGCACGATCTACCTTCAGCACTCCGACAAGGCCGCAGGCGAGATGGTTGAGATGATGACGCTCCCGTTCCCGCTCGAAGCCGAGTTGACCGTCCCGAATCAGGGCGTCACCAAGTACACCTTCCCGGCGGACACCCCGTTCCTCGGTGTCGTGTGGGAGGACTGGGCGTGGGACTTGGTGAAGGCGGGCGAGTTGCGCGGCTACTCCATCGGCGGCACCGCTCGCCGCGTGGAAGCAGACCTGCCGGTCGAGGCGACCGTCTAACCCAACTCGACGCGGAGAGCGCCGATGAACTCGGATGCCTCCCAGTAGCGGCCCTCATCCAACATCTCCTCGATCGTCGCGAGGTGTTCCCGCATCTCAGTCCGGGTGATGTTCTTCCGGTAGGCGTCCACTTCCCTGCCGTCAACGCACTCGACGAGGACGTAGATCGCGCACCGGTCGCGGCGCTCGAACAGGCGGGCGATCACGCCGCTCTTGTGGAGCGTGGACAGCACGCCTGACGCTTGACCGTGATGCCAGTTGTAATGCGACGCGAGGTCTTTCCACGTTGACCCGTACACGCTCTGCCGCCGCAGGTATTCCAGCGTCGCTGACTGACGGTAGGCGGTCGTGCCGTCCTTGTCGTCGCGGCGTGCTCTTTCCTCGGATGACGCGGACCCCGAATGTCCCGATGTTCCACCGTACGGCAGGATCGGGAACTGGGGCTGGTCGAACAGGTTTGGCTGTTCCATCACTTGACCTCCCGGTAGATGCCAGCATCGGCGTCCCAGTTCAGCGCTGTCGCCTCGAACGGCGTTTCGGGCGGTGAAGGTGCCGCCTTCTCCATGTCGCGCCGCAGGCGGCGACGTTGAGGCGGGGTCAGCCCGCCGTACACGCCGAACCTGACAGCGGAGCCGGGCAACTCCAACGCGAACTCCAGACACCGCGCTTTCACGACGCACCGCTCACAGACCTTGACGGCGTGCCGGTAGGCGTTCGGTTCCTCCGGGTGGAACACCTCGGCGGGGTAGCCGAGGCAGGCACCGCGCTTCTTCCAGTCAGTCATGCTTCCTCCTTGATCGGAAACCAGACGGGCAGGCCATCGCGGGAGAACCATCCGCCAGCATCACGCACCAGCCCGACCGAGCCGAGCCAGCGGCGGACACCGCCGGGATGTCGACGCTCGATCGCCTTGACGCACTCCCAGAACGGCGCATCAGTGATGCCTGACGCTTCTCGAATCATGTTCACCGGGTCGACGTCTGCCGGGTGAGTGTCCAGCACCAGCGCGAGTGAGGTGCGGCCCGGATGGTGAAGCGACCCGTAGGTGTAGCACCAGTCGCCGACCTGCGCGTCACAGACTGGACAGGGGATGCCGCTGATCTTTGTCCTCCGCGCCATCAGTCGTACTCCTTCCCTTTCCTCGGATGGTTGTCGCCGACGTAGATGCGTCCGACCGTCGGCCATACCGGGTCGCCGTTCGGCGAGTCTTGGAATCCTTGCCAGTCGGGTGACTCCTCCGGTGCGTTCTCAAACTTCCGCCACGGTCCGCGCGCGAACAGTCGATACTGGTATCCCTTCCGGGAGTTCACCGTCTCAACTGAACGCGCGCCCCACGACTCGGCGCACCGGTCACAGAGCCGACCCTCGTAGTTGACGTAACGGATCGCACAATGGAAACAGCCGTGCCAAGCCATCAGTAGTCCTCCTCCTCGTCGACGAGTCCGTACTCGTCCGGATCGTAGGTCCCGTTCCGGACCTCCGCCAGAATCTGAAAGTATGACGAGACGGCGAGCGGGATGCCGGTTCGTCCGTACTCGCCGGTCGCGAGCCGGAGACCGATGATGATCCCGGCGAGTTCCTCGGTCGCGTGAACCTCGCGCAACTCCTCGAAGTCGCGGAGGTCGCGGCGGAGGTCCGCGATGGTCGGTCGGTTATGCCCGCTCATCGCGTCACCGGCAGACATCCGAAGTCCTCAGCGCAGGCATCCACGCCGAGCCAGTTGAGCAGGGCGACGATCGCGAGACCGGCGAGGGCGACGAGGATCGCGGAGACGACCGTCCGGCGGACGACGTACCTCCACTCGGGGAGACGCTCGCCGCTCACGACACCACCTCCTTGATGTAGACGAGTGTTCCTGAACCGCCTGAGCACCAGCCGCCCTCGACGTCGCGGACGGTGACCCTGTTCTCGCAGGCGCTGAACTCAACGGTGTCGACGGTCTGCCAGTCTCGGCTCGGGAACCGGCGGTAACGCATCCCCGGCTTCAGGTCGATGATCTCGATCTCGCGGAACTTCCGGTGCGTCATCACTTCACCTCCGTCGGCTGGAGCGCGGCGCGGCACTTCGCGGCGAGGTTACCGATACCGCGTGCCGTGCCGCGGATGCCGAGCGCCTCCCCGCCACCGAGTTCGTAGGCAAGATCGTTGAGCCACTCGGCGCGGTACTCCGCTTCTTTCGCCATTGCCTCGATCATCGCGCTCCCGCGGAGCGTGACAACCGTGCCGCGCTTCGTCCATCTGCCGGAAAGGACAGCGTCGACGACGGGGGCGAGCCGTGCGAGCGCCGGGTCGTCGGAGTCGTAGGCTCCTTCGGCGTCGACGAATCCGGGTTCCAACTCGGAGAGCGCGGCGTCGCTGATCGTGACCGTGATCTCAGGTGTTGAGGTGCTGTCCATGTGGGTCTCCTTTCGCTGGTTGATGTATCCCACGGCAGTCACTTTAGCGCGCCCGCACAGAGAAAGCAACTCTTACGGGAAGCAGTTCGCGTTAGCGGCCCGTAACCCGACCCGTTACAGGAGAAGCCGCCGCCCGGTGTGATACCCTGCCGACACGCCAAGCACCACACGGGAGGAAACATGGCATTAGCAGACAGGCTCGCGGGGGAGATGGTCAAGCGTCAGCGGGGATGCGCCATCGGTCGACTGTTGGACACGCTCCCGGAACTGGACGCCACCGCGCTCGCCGCCGCCATCGACGAGGTGCGAGCCGCCGACAAGAAGGGCATCCACCCGCAGGCACGGAACGGCATCACAGCAACCGCGATCCATCGAGCGCTCGACGCGGAAGGCCACAAGATGACCGCGTACACCGTCCAGACGCATGTCTACGGGAGGTGTGGATGCGAAAGGTAACTCAACCCGCCGGTCCGCCCCGCATCATGTTCGTCGGCTCCTACGGCGCACGGTTCACCTGCGGCTGTGGGCGCACCGTCGGACGAGGGATGCTCGTCGGCACTCCGGACGGTGGACTCGTCTGCTCGGTCGCGTGCCTGCCTAAACCTGTCGAGGTTGAGGAGTGAGCCTCGCCGACCGGATCGTTGATGAAGCGACGCGGACACCGGGCGCACGGCGCGAAGCGCTCGGCAAGATCGCCGACCTGCTCGAACGGAACGGGATCGACCTCGATGAAGTCGGACAGGTCAAGCGCGTCTCGCTGTACCAGTCACTTACGAAGAACGAGGACGGCGAAGCAGAGATACATGACCTGACCGCTGTCCAACTCTCCCCCAAGTGGGAGACCGGTCCGGAATGGCCCGTCATCCAGCCGGGACCGGCGGTGAAACTCCCGACGCGGAAACCACGCCCCGAGAAGAAGTCCGACTGGCAGACAGCAGTCGTCCTGCCGGACATTCAGGCCGGGTACTTCCGGCTCGCCGACGACAGCCTCGAAGCAACCCACGACGAGACCGCGATCGACACCGCGCTCGCCATCACCCGCGACGCCCGACCGGACGTCGTCGTTCTCGTAGGCGACAACCTCGATCTCCCGGAGTTCGGCAAGTACCTGACGACCGCGCCCTATCAGCGGACGACGCAGGCGACGATCGACTGGGCGACCGTGTTCGCCGCCCGCCTCCGTGACGCAGTCGGACCGGACTGCCGCATCGTCTGGATCGCCGGGAACCATGAGGAGCGCCTGCCGCGCTCGATCGCGACGAACGCCGCCGCCGCCTTCGGCCTCCGTCAAGGCAACACTCCGGAGTCATGGCCGGTGCTCTCGGTGCCGCACCTCTGCCGGTTCGACGAGTACGGCGTGACGTATCTACCCGGATACCCCGCGGCGATGTTCTGGATCAACGACCGCCTCCGTGTCATCCACGGCGACAAGGTGAACTCATCCGGGTCGACAGCCTCGAAGTACCTCGCCCGAGAGAAGGTCAGCGTCCTCTACGGCCACATCCATCGACGCGAGTGGGCGGAGATGACCCGTGAGGACCACGACGGTCCGCGCACCATTCTCGCCGCCTCGCCCGGTTGCCTCGCCCGCATCGACGGCGCGGTCCCCTCCGTGAAGGGCGGCACCGATCTTGACGGCAGGCCGATCGTCCGGCATGAGGACTGGCAACAGGGCATCGCCGTCGTTGACTACATGCCTGGTGACGGCGACTTCCACCTCGAACTCGTGCCGATCAGGGAGGGACATGCCCGCTGGCGGGGGACGGACTACGCTCCCCCGGATGAGTGATCGCTGG